GCCATATTATAATCCATGTACATTATAATATGGCCGCTATCGGTGTTGTCGTAGGACTATGCTGCTGTTCTTCTTTATCTGCTGCAGGAGGCTGGTTTGGTGGGTTTATCCCAGGAACTAAACCTCATTTTATTAAAACCGTAAAAATTTCTGAAATGGTAGATATCGTGAAAGGTTTGAAAACATACAAAGAAGACGACAAAGAATATAAGAAAAAAGCTATGGATGAGGCTGAGAAAGAGAACGTTATGGATTTAAATGATGAACAAAAACTCGAATTAGTGAGAATACTTAAGATTGGTGCGGAGAACCTTCGCGCTGGCGCACATGGTGGGATATGTGATAAAGTAAAGGAAATATTTGGTAGTATAGAGGAAAACAAATATCAACCCATTTTCAAGGAATATCCAGATGACATTTTTACACTCAGTGGTTCAAAACGTAAAAATGAAGTATTTGAAGAAGAGATCGGAATAGATGATAACTTTACTAAAGGTGATATGGACGAAGGAATAAAACTGTGTCTAACATCAGACGAAGATTTTGAAAATACAGACTTTGAATTCAAACTAAATTAATCCCAAAACGTTTCTTCATGAATTTCTCAACACCCCGAAACGTAGGAAAACTCCAGAGGTACCAACGGGACCAAAAACCAGCCCCGCTGATACCGCTCATCTTCCAATTCTCTTTGTCGCTTCGATCGACATTTAACATTTTTGTTTGGATCTTCTTAGGATCTCGTTCTTCTATGGTTTGTCTGGGTACATGACCCCCATGACGCAACACATAGGAACGCATACGTGAAGGATTCTTGTGTTTGGTGTAGTCGGAATATCCACTGGCACCAAAGTCAACAGTCCTGCCGTCTTCTAAGACAGCCCTGAACTTCTTTTTAGGGTTAGGGCTACGAATAATTTTGACGCGCATACTTATATTTTACTAAGATTTTTACTTGCCGCAGCAGCTGTACCCCTCCTTCTTAGCTTGGGGAAGGAAGAAGAGCTTTTCGGGACCCCTCTTCACACGGTACATGTGGTCGTACATGTGGAGGAGACCAACGGTCAGCGCAAGGCTGGCGACGACGACACCGTTCATCTTGCGCGCGGTGAAGGCATAGCCCGCGATGAGAGCGACGAGCACCATCTGGACGATGGTAAGTTGGGGGAGAGCGGGCATAGAGAAGCGGGACTTGGTAGTCGCGACCTCCTCAGTGGGCTTGGGCTCGGCATACATGGACTTGGGGTATCCGGGCATTTTTATTATCTACTGAGAAAATAATGTGGCGGTTTATGTTTGTACCCATGATGATGGTCCTGTATGATTATATAAAACCACCTATAGACCACCTTTACTTTTCAAATGTGTGGCGACCACTCCTCGGTATACAAAATACATTCCGAGAAATGGTTAAGTGTCTATCGGAGTATGATGTAAAGAATTACCCTGGTCTTCTTCTACTGAAACTTCATTACTCCAAGTTACGTCAAGAGTTTGAAAAAGTTTCACCAACTTTAGAAAAGACGTGGTACCACGATACGAATTCGTGGTATGAAAAGAATGATGGATACTATTTTTACAAGGCTGAACAATTTCCACTCCTAAATAGTCTCATTCGTCAAATACCATGTATAAATAGAGAAGGTGCTTCATTTGCGGTAATAGAGGGTCGTATGGTCTTACACCCACATCGAGCTGAATCAAATGAACTCTTACGATACCAGTTGACTATACACGGTGATGGGGATTGTAGCCTGTACACTGAGAATGGTAGGCACGTACACAAAGAGGGTGAAGATATCCTCTTTGACCACGCGAGATATCATGAACTAGCGAAAACCGGGACTGGTCGAAGGGTTGTACTCATCTTGGATATTCATAGGTGATTAAGACACACTGCTTCATACATATCACTTCCACCGATAAGTTCTAGGGTTTTGTCGTTGACAATCCTCTTGGTAAAAGGACCCGGTGTTCCATCTTTACAATGCATACACAGTGCTGAAAGTTTAGTTACGTCACTTGCGAGAGGGATACAGTCGATGAGTTCACCAAACTTTCTCTGAAAACAGTCTCCATCAAGACCTGCGATAATAATCGATTTTTCTAGGTATAAACACATTTCTATGAATTTTTTGAGTCTGGGAAAGAATTGTGCTTCATCTATGGCTATGATATCAGCCCGTTCAAATTCATCTGTATCGATGATATCAAATAGGTCATACACTTTGTGACAATTGAACTTTACATTGTCATGGGTTTTCAGAACTTCTTCGGGGGACCTGGTATCTTTCGCTGAGTTGACAATCATGACTTCCTTACCTATGACTTTTAGACGCTTAAGTCGACGGATAAGTTCGGAAGTTTTACCGGAAAACATATTCCCCATAATAATCGAAAGTCCCATCTCAACTAATTATTATAATATTGTATTTTTTATATGGGTGAACTTCACAAGGCTTCCTTCAATGGGCACACAGGATACTACAATCCTAGGACAGGTCGTGTCAGGTTTGGAAAATGCATTTATCCCAATATCGCTTCGGCTATAAAATATCTCAAGACAAAGTAAGATGCCTCTCACTGATGCTGCCATCACCAAGAAGGTGGGGCAACTGCGTAGAACAGAAGGTAAGATATATGCACCACTCAAATATTTCAGGGGGCTTACAACTCTCGGGGAAGTTGAGACGCGTTATAAGAAAATGCTCAAGCGAGACTATAAAGGATTCAAGACGGACAAGGGACAGAAGACAAAGACTTCCTCCTACACCCAGAGATTTAGGAAGATGTATCCGGGAGCCAAATCCCTCCCTGAAATTGCTAAGGCTACTAAGATTCCTCTAAAGACCGTGAAGACCATCTACAATAGGGGACTCGCTGCGTGGAGAACCGGGCATCGTCCGGGAGCCTCTCCACAAGCGTGGGGGTACGCGAGGGTGCATAGTTTCGCCACTAAGGGGAAGACGTACTACACTGCTGATAAAGATCTACGTTAAATACAAGATGGTTCACCTAGACCGAATACACGAAGAAATACGTGTTTTAAACATAAAAGACGAAACCTTACTGTCGTTTCGTGTTTTTGAGAATTTCAATAAAAGACTAGACCATTTTAGGACGATAAAGTTGGGTATGTTCCCAGACCGTGTTAAATTGACGGAAGAAGAAGAGGAAGAAAAGCGATATATCGATACATATTTCAAAACCCTAGAGGAATTGTTTCCAGAATTAGAGGCTAAATGGAGGAGGAGATATTGTTAAAGATTACAATCTAATATTCTAGGAAGTCTTCGAATGTGCATATCTCTTTATAGTCTATGGATTCCGCAAATCCCCTAAGTTCTTCGGGGAGGTCACTCGGGACTAGGCAGCTCTCGATGTATACACGTGAGATATCCATGTCTCTATCATCAAAATACTTGAGTAGTTCTTTGAGGGTTTGGTCATCTATGCTCTCCATGACTCCACAAAAACTATCTTCATAGAATGTTGACCCTTCGAGGAAATTGTCATAGATGTATACCTCATTATCATCGTCTTGGCTGGTGAAAATCTCACCAGCTAACATGGAAGAGTTCATGAGGGTGCTGAGACCACCTGAGATGTAGCAGAGAAATTCCTTTTTGTTGGGTGTTATGGGCATGTTTGTAGTTTAAATGATGATAAAATCATGGAACTTCAAGGGACTTAGGTGTTTAAAAGAATAAAACCTTCATGAAATAAATGGACAGCCCCCGTGCCCTACGTTCATCACCCCGTTTCATGTCTATGACCAAGGAAACGATGCGCCAACGTTCCCAACCACCCGAAGAACGAATCTCTTGGAACGACTACTTCATGAAAGCTGCGACTCTAGCATCGGTTCGGTCTCCATGTGATAGACTTAAAGTGGGCTGCGTTATAGTGAAGAACAATAGACTCATTAGTATGGGGTACAACGGATTTCTCGCTGGTACAGATCATAGGTCTATCGTACGTTGGGGTCATGAACAGGCCACGATTCACGCAGAGATTAATGCCATCACCGATGCAGCGAAGAGAGGTGTCTCCATCGATGATTCTGTGGCCTACATCACACATTATCCATGTATCAACTGTTTCAAAGCCCTCGCGAGTAGTGGAGTCAAAAAGATATATTACCAAGTTGATTACAAAAACGATCCAATCCTCGAAGAATTGGGCTACGGAATTTCGCTGATAAAGGTATAGGATGATACTTCTTGACCAAATAGCACGTTACATATCCAAAGATATCATGTTACCTACACGATGTTATGCGACTAAAAAGCAACTCGTATGTATAAAGGATTGCTGTGATTGTAAAATTTTCTGTAAAAAACCACCAAAGGGTTCAGCACCTGCGGTGGTACTATTAAAGAATAAATACCCATAAAGAGTAATGGATCCTTCCAAGCTTCCCAAAGATATTTTACGTGTACTCCAAGATAAAGAACTTCCAATGGCCAAGAAAATGATGGCTTTCAATATGCTCATGCCCAATCTACCAGCTGATCCAAAACACACGCAGGCGTACGACGACAACCTAGAGGTTGGTCGCAAGATTAAGCGTCTTGTGGATGAGGGAAAGATAAGTATCAATGGGTTAGACAAGGACTTTAAACTAAACATAATTACCAACTCGCAGTAGCGACCCGATGACGCTGGTTTGCCTCCGGGTCAGCTTGTGCGGGGTCAAATACAATCTTGCGCTTCACTTGAGACGTTTTCTTTCGTTCCACGTGAGTCGTCTTATTACCCGATGCATAGGGTACGGAAGAATGGTGTAGACAGATGCGCACCTTGCCATCATCGTTGCGCTTGTAACCGAATGTATATTCAACATCTGAAATTTCACCGGTTGTAGCACATGTGAACTCATAGGTACCCATAGCGTGTGCCACTTCACCATGGCAGTCAATCTGATGATTATTGAAGATCACCCGACTGAAACCCTTCTTGGCGTTGATGGCGAACCCCTGATCTTCTTTGAAACCACTAATTACGGCATCGTGGCCCACAAAGTAGGACATCGCATCATTGGCAGTAGGACGAAACTGTTGCTCCGCAGCTTTCGTAGGTTTGAAGAGTACGTTAGAGTGGTCATATCCATATAACTCACCCGCACGTTCACCTGCGAGACTGACGTAGTCACCACCAGTTAGGAAAGAGTTAGAAATATCCACGATAGACTGCGCCCAGAAGTTCTGTGCCTCGATGACTTCACGTTCGGTCACGTGGTTGATAAGTTGAGAGGCTTCATTTAGATCAGAAAAATCCTCCATAACTTGTGTTATTGGTGGACGTCTACGAGTAGTTGACGATTTACTAAACCCGCGAGCTGCATTGATTTCTGTATCATATTGTTCCGGGTCGGTAAATACTCGAGTTCTAACGTTACGTGCGATACTAATAGGTGTGAGGGCGAAAGACATGTTTAGTATCTAATGCTTTTATTCTTTATCCTTCTTTTGACCTGGGCGAATAGCCCACTTATTCTCTTTGTTAAACTTCTCATAATCAATCTCTTCAATCTTAAATTTTTCCATGATGAACTTCTTTAAAGGGTGAACACCCTTTTTAGAATCTTTGTTTTCTTCCTCGTTTGGGGGGCGACGCCTCCCCTCACCTGGAGCTTCAGCTGGTTCTACAAAATCATTCTTCTTGGCTTGGACACGGACATTGGGTCGTACGATAGTAGGCTTTAGTGTAAACATTTTATTATAGGCGGACATTATCTTATTAGCTTGAACTTGCGTATATATCTTCTCTCTCAATTACACGAAAATTTGGAATTGGTTTATTGTTAAATGGGTTATTCTCATAATACCACAGTCCCTTATCATTGTCCCATCTACACCCTAAACGTTTCGCTTTATCTTTTTTTTCATAATCTACATCTAACCACAACTTAATACGGCGAGTACCAAATCTTTTTAATATTTCAACTGCACCGTCTCGATTGGCTGGATTCCATTTAAAATACCACCTTCTTCTATCACCATCCCATCGACAACCACGTTCTTTTGCGATATTTTTTTCTTTAAAAGGGACAAATATATATATTTTATCATAACATTGTGGACATTTTAAACATTTTTCGCGACGATCTTCACAACAACAAGCTTCTTCCGATGATCCTAATGAAAATGGTCTAGATTCAGTTCTACAAGCTCCACATTCGGTTGGTATATACGTACCTTGAATTAAATATTCATCACATAATGGACAGCGCTGATGGCTCGTATGATTAACTTTAAATAAATCAGTTAAAATTGTCGGAAGTATCTTCATTTATAACTTAATGTGTTTAACTTTTAATAGTGTATAATTCCATTGGCTGCTAGACCCAATTTTGCCGCAGTCATAGCAGTGAGACCGATCGCAATTTGGGGCCACTCCACCTTGAGTAAACGACCTGCGATTGTCATGGGTAGAATCCATGTGACGAGTTGGAGTTGCGCGTAGTTCACGAGGTCGGGGTTAGGAAGCGCGGCTTGAACACGCTTGGGTTGTGCGAGACGTCTGTTAGACCTCTTTCTTTTTTGAAGAAACTTGGTGGGAGTTTTCTGAATATTGACGGATGCAGCGAGTGTTGCCATTTTCTACATTTTTCAATAATCTAATCTTTAAACACCTAAGTGGAGCCCGACGTCCACAATAATCATTCAACATGTCTACTACCATGAACTCCCGTTCTATTACCGACTACATCCTCAAGCTCGAGAAGGAGAACTCCGAACTCCGTAAGGTTCGCGCCGTCCTCGGCGACATTGATTCTATTGAAGAGTCTCGAACCAAGATTGAGCAGCTCAAGAAGCTTCTCACAGAGGCCAACGAAGAGAAGGTCGATGCCCTCGATGAACTCAATGAACTCAAGTACATGATGCGGATCTCTCCTTCGTACACTGACACGACAGCTCGCGTGACAAAAAAGTCTCTTAACGATGGTCTCGTAAAGCGTCTTCTGGAACTTGGAAACATGACTTCTGATTACCATAAGACGATGACTTACCAAAAGGCTGCAGATGCCGTCGCCAATCTACCCTATGAGGTCCAAACTGGTGAGAGCCTCATGCATATCCCGGGTATTGGTAAGGGTATCGCTGCCAAGGTTGACGAGTACCTCGATGAGCAGGACTCCGACTATGAGGAGTCTGAGTGCTCCGATTCCGAGTCTATCGCATCCAATGATGAGGGCTCTTTCGTTTCTGAGACTGATGATGAGGAGTACTTTGTCTCCCACAATGCTGGCCTCGCTGAGATGATCT